CACCTGCATTCCAATTTTTTATAAAATCATTTTGTACTTCTTTAGCATTCAATAATTTTCTAGTTTCCAAAATTAATTTCACTGCTTCATTTCTAGAGTAACCTGAACTCATATATGCTTTGAGTTCATACATTTCATCTCTTGTAAGTTTTTCTGGCTGTTGTTGCTTTCTTTCAACTCTATTAGCCATTAATTCTTTTACTCTGTTATTCCTTTCAATTTCTTTTGCTGGTAAAATATTTCTTCTCATATTGAAAATATAAATAATTTCTTTCAACGAGACAAGTGAGCATAAGTATAGTTCCCTTGTTTTTTTCCACACCCAATAAGTTTCATAAGACCAGTTCAATTATACCCATATCTTATTTAGACCTATTGACCTTTTTTGTAGCAGGTATGTCTATTTCCTATTTGGATTTATCCACCTGTAAGACCCATACTCTCGTCCGTGCCGGTTATACCCTTTGGGCGATATTTAACCTTTTCCTGTCGGTTAAACTACATTCAATAAATATTAGTGAATTTGAAAAAGTAAAATCAATCTATTATCCCCAAATCTTTTGGGGTATACTTGATTGTCTTATCATATCCTATCTTCCTCGGCTTCAGATTGTGCTTTTTACAAAATTGTTCGTGAATATTCTTTGTAAGGTCATATCCAATTTTTTTTAAGAAATTGTACATTTCAACCCAATCTTTTTTCTTAACGTTGTATAGTTGTGGAGCATCTCTTAAATTTGGTCTTCCAACTCTCTCACGTTTTTCTTCAGCTGATTTTCTACATTTGACCTTATTCCTTTTGCAAACCTTACATCTTTTTTCATAGCCTGTCTCCAATCTTGCATTTCTATAAAAGTAATTGATTGGTTTCTCAAGATTGCAAGCACAGCATACTTTCGTTTCTACGACCTTATTTTTTTTTGGATACATTATACTACTTTAAAAAGATAATTGAAATTTGGGGTGTTTCTGTTTGTCTGAGGTTATTTCCAACCCTTTGCTATATTCGCAATATATTTTTGTTGATATTGACTATAACAAAAACCAGCACGTACACCTCTATCTTTTTTCTTTTCTCTCACCATTGCATCTGACATACAACGACCCATAAACTCACCGAGTGATTCTTTTGTGTTTGGAGAATATTCAAATTTCTTTCTACCGAACTCTTCACTCATTGCAACAACTCCACCTTGTTGACCATCATTAGGTTTTCTTGGAGAACAAGCTTGTTTAGCATATTCTTCTGTATATCCAGCTGATTGATGTTTTTCCATACAATTCGTTGTAGGTAGGGTTGCAAACTCTTCACTTTCTTTTGTGGCATAGGCAAATCCTTCAGATACTTCTGTGTCAAGTGTGTCAATATTGTCAGTAATATCCTCAGTAGCCATATTTTCTTTATCCCATTTGGATTTGCAGACAGCATATCTTTGGTCTGTCTCAGGGAAACTATCTTTTTCCTCACTCATACATCTTGAAATGAACTCTTGTTCTGTTTCGCTTGATTTCGGTTTAACTGGCATTGTATTATAGATTTGCTTTTAATTTTTTATTTTCGGCGTGTAACTCATCAACTTTCCTTTCTAGTTCTTGTATCTTGAGGTTTAATTCGTGGATTTCTCTTTTCAAATCATCAATTATTCCTTTATAAAGATTAACTGCCAATTCGAGATTTCTCAAAACAGAATTGTCAGTTTCAGCTTGTTGTTTCTTGCGACCAACAAACCAACCCGCAATAGCTGTAATTGAATTTGAAATGAGTAATAAAGCTTCGTTTGTCATATTAATCACAATTCACACAAGCATCATATTCAGGTCCTTGATAGTATGGAAGATTTCTATACCAATCATTTCTTCTTGGTGGTCTTCTCATACCTGGTGCAAAATGAATACCTGCAAAATAAGTTTGAGATGATGACGGCATTCCGTCTTTATTCGTATAAGAAAAGTACCAAGGATAGTCACTTGGAAAAGCTTGAATTCTATCCATCAATCTCTGAGCATAAAACTCATAACGTCCTTGTTCAATATCTCTCATATAAGACATACCCTTAATGTCAATGGAACTACCTTGTTCAGTATTTCCTACAACAATAGCTTTATTCATACGTCTTGCAAAAATCTCAGGGTATGCTTCGTAGTAGGCTCTGTGAATTAGATAAGGAGCAATATAGTCATTTAGCATTATACTATCAGCTTGAGACATTGTTCCACCTGAAAGTTGAACTGACTTCACAAGGTTCATATAATAGTCATAGCCTTTTGTTCCTATAAGCGTCTGTAAACCAAGCTCCTGAGCCATATATATGGTGCTAGTCAATAACGCCATATCGATGTTCTGATTTAGGGTACTAAACGCTTTTAATTTTGTTTCTGATATGAGGAGAACTGTGCTCATTTGTTAAATTCCTTTTGCAATATCAATTTGTTCTTGAACTTCATCTGGTAAAATCTGATTTTGTTCAATCCCCAAATTGATTGGTTGTTTATCTCTTAAGAAAAGTAATTTCTCAAATACCTTCATCATTTCTTCTTGTATTGGAATAATTCTTGTCTGTAAGAATAGGTTATAAGCATCCAACATTTCTGTTCTCCCCCCCAATTGACCCTCCGTCTTGATTCCGAGCAACATTGGAGAACTTATACCCCAAGCTGTGAGGATTGTTTGGTCAATTTGTGGAGACATATTTGCATACCACGCATCACTAGCATTATTAGGGATAGGAGTTATGGTTGGTTGAACTTCTGGATTTTCTGAAAAGAAAAGGAAGAACTTTCCTGCATTGTTTGTTGATGAATACTTGGCTTCAAGTTGTCTATAAATAATATCACGTTCTTCTTCTGATGGAACACCATTTGGAAAAGAAATAGCTACAGAACCCATCATAGAGTTTTGTGTGTTATTCAAATGGAAGTTTCTAATTTCAATATCAAGCTGTGCTGTCGTAAGAGCTGCAATCCAATCAGGTGCAGGATAGTAAGACATCATCGGTTGATATTTCTTAACATAATAAATTTGAGATGGAGCTTCATCAGAAACCATATTAAATGCTGGCATCTCAACAGGTTTCCATTTCTGAGGATTAATTTGTGTACCTTTCCAATCTACAGAATAAAAGTAAGTTCCAACATTTCCGAACATATCCTCTTTACCTGCTCTCAATCTTGAAAAGTCAGTATGATAGATTTCAGCAATTCCACCATCATTAGATTTGACTATATTGAGAGCGAAACCACCAAAGATAATTCTATCAGTAACACATTTCTCAAATACCTCATACAGAGTTTCACTACGGTTTGCCATAGCAATTCTATTTGGGTCTCCTTCTTTTACAATAAGATTTTTACCCTTGACACCATACATTGTTGCATTTGCACAAGCACGTGTAATTGGGGAATATTGATAAATTGTTAAAAGATGATTTGGGAAGTTGTTGTCATCTCCATAGAAAACCCAAGGCTTATTTTTAATTACTTCTTGATACTGCGGAACATAAGCAGCATTAAAGTCGTGAATATGTAATCCGTATTTGTTATTTTGTTCCATTATAAATAAATATCAGTTTTTTTTGTTTTATCCATATCAGGGACATCCTGTTGGACAAATCTCAAAATCATAACAACGATTTGGTTGTACAATCTCAGCTAATTGTTCAAATCCACCACCAATGAAACCTATATATGGAATTGGTAAATTCTGAGCATTTAAAATTTGATTTATTGAATTACCGGTAAAATCCAATTCAAATTGAGTAGCACCCAAATTTACTGATATTGGAGTTTCACCTGAGAAATAAATTGATGTTCCATTGAACGAAATCCCTGAAAGAGAGTTCGTCAAAATTGGATTTGTTGAACCAGAATATAATTGATAAACCACATCATCACTATAAGCTTTTGTTTGAACAATTAAACTCTGCGTTGTTGCTGTATTATAAAGCACAGTAGAAACTTTTGAACCATCACCTACTTCTAACCACGTTGTCAAACCTGAAGTCGTCAAATCATATAGGTATAGAGTTGAACCTGTTTGAGAAATATTTGATTCATTCGCTCCAACAATGATATTGTTGTCATCATAAATTGCAATCGCATATAGAGCATTCGGTGTTCCTGAATATTGTGGAACATCCCACAACTCAAAACTTCTAATTAAATTCGTACTGAAACAACCTCCTGAACTGATGGTATAATCATATTCATAATAATTGGAACAACCATCGACCATAAAGAGTTTTGTATCACTCATTGCAATACCGCCAGGTAAACAAGAATTAAAATCTAATTGGAAATCACCCAATAGACCATTTTTATAATATAGATATGGTGGAGTAGCTCTCGAAACAAAGGTTGGACAATTACCCGTCATTGCTGAAAAACAATCAGGTGAAGTATCTCCCGAGATACATTCTTGTTCTTCCTCACTAACATAAATAATTTGTGAGAAATCCTCATCGTTCGAAATATAGGGTTCAAAGAAGCATTCTTGAGTTTTATCGTCCCCAACAATAACCCAAGCTCTACCACTCTCCAATTTATTATAGGCTAATGACGGGTCTGTATTTACACTAGAAACTTGTTCATAGATTGAGTAATAATACTGACCCAAATATTGAAAATAAATTTCAGGAGGGGTGGAGGTTAAATTAACATTTCCACCCTCCCTAAATCTAAATTTATCATAACGAACATTACTCGTTATGACTTGAGGAATGAAAGAAACTCTTTCTTTCGAAGCAATATGTTGAAAAGAAAAAAGGTAATAAGGATTAGCCAGTGTCTTGTTCATTGACACTGTTGCAATTAAGTTATTGACCTCGTTTTTCCGAACTATTAACATCTTCGCTTAT